CTTTTGTATATTGTTCATCGTTGGTATAAGATGTTGGGTAAAAAGATTTGATTTCTTTATATTGTTCAATGACTTTATCGATTACACTGTCGTATTTTTTTAATTGAATTTGATTGTCATAAATTTTGGCAATATCAACCAGTTTATTATTTTTATATTCACCGTTCTTCACAATAAAGAAATCGCTATCGTCATAATATAATCTATTACTTAAAACATTTATAATAGCTGCATTAAGTTTATCTTTCAATACTTGCTCATTATAGTTTGTAACATTGGTTTGAATAATATCAAAAATGTTTCTATTCACTTTTGAACAATTGATAGGATCAAAGAAAATATCTTGTTCTTTTCTTTTTTGTTTGATATAAAACATGATATCATAAAGTTTATCACCTTTAAAATCATATGATTCTTTATCACACACAAGTGTATACTTAAATTCCGGTGTAATATCTATTTCTGAACTACTTATATTTTTGAAAAGATCACTATATAATACAGAAAGAATGGCATTGCCAACATTTTGACATATATTTATAGAATTGTCACTATCGACATAATTTTCGTTTTCATAATGTAGTATTTTATTTATTTCCTTATTTATATCAAACAAATGTGTTTTATACAATGATATTGGGTTCGAGACAATATTTTGGCGAATAAAATTATTATTTACCAACCCGGACCTTTCGATAACGAATAGTAAAACTAAGCAAATTATCGGTATCATAACTAATGTTAATACAGTATTGTGATTATTTGACTCATTATTTTTTATCATAAAATACCAAACTAATTGGATGAATACAATAAAAATCATACTGTGTAAGGTAAAAGAATTTGATGATTGATCTAGTCCCCAAGTATATTTCATAAAATCAATAAAAGTTTTATCTTCAAAGTTTGAAGTTTTATCTTCTTTTTTTGATATTTGTTGTAAATATGAAAATATTAACATATATCCAAATATTACAATCAAATATACAATCGTGCCAAAAATATCATCACTGAGAAATAATGAAATGCTTTTCAAATAAGTGGAAAACATACCCGTTCCTTCTTTGTCAACAATAAAATGAGACAATCTTAGGAATAGTAAAATAATAATAATTGTCAATAAATTGATATTTTTACTAATGGGCAAATCGGGAAGAAATTTCATCTTAAAAACCTCGTTGAACACTTCTTTGTAAATGTTATATGGATATAATAATATGATGAACAAATTGACAATAAATGCAATAGATATGAAAATACCTAACAATATTTCTTTTTCAAATAACAGTTTCATAACTACAATTATTGTTTGAAAGACTGTACTGGGTAATATAAATTGTAATAATCCTTTCAAAAGACTATTTTCTTGAGATGAGTTTCCTAATATTTCATTGATGAAATTCATATTAAAAAACAAATTGACACTTAATGAACCCAAAATACCTAAGAATAACAAAGATACAATCATAATGATAATAATAATAAGTTTTGATGGTTTTGAATAATCAATATCTTTCAATATATTTTTCAACTCTTCTTCATTTTTAGCAATTTCAAATCTATGACTTTCTGATTCAAAGAATTCATCTTTACAAATATTTTTGATCATTTGTCCAAAATCAAAAGAAGTCTTGTATTTTTTGACAAACATTGCTAAATTGTACAAATATTGCACAATAAGAAGTATAATAATAGTCAGAAAGACAAATTGAAACATATTTGATTTTTCATAAACAGTACTTCTTTTCAACATATATTGTATTTAATCTTTACAAATAAAATATTTATCACCTTAATGTATTCAAAATGAGAACAGTTATAATATAAATAACAAATAATATGTAAACTGACTGAGACGCTTGATAAGCATCATCTAAAATTTGTCTGGAATCCTTTTCTTCTATAAAATATTTTTTCTTATTCGTTTCAGTATTTATTTTATTGATATTATCAACAATATCATTATATTCTTTCAATTTGTTTTGCAATATATCTTTGTTAAGTTTATCTATATCTACAATTCCTTTTAAAAAACTTACTTTTTTCAATGTTAGAATATCTTTACTATTCTCATACTTGTCAGTATAAGATTTAATCAAATTCTCGGAATACGTTTTAATATCTGCCTTTTCTGGATTAGTCAATGGTAACAATAAATACTCTTCCAATAAATCTATTATATCATCAATTCCGTCGTATCTTGAAATATCATCGATAAACTTTTTATCAATCTTTATTAATTCATTTCCATAAAATTTGTCATGTTTATCATAAAAAGAGTTGAAACTATTCACTACAAATTTTGTGAGTTTTTGATCTTCTTCACGAACTGTTATTCTATCTGATAATAAGTTGTTTACTTGAAAAAACATTTTTTCTATCAATTTGAAAGATCTTTTCATGTATGATTTTTTAATATTATTTGAAAGTACATCATCGTAATAATGAAAGTTGTTTTTGAATATGTCTATTGATATATTTGATAAAGAAAATCCGTCATCGTCTTTATCATGACATTTACGTAGTCTTTTTATCATTAATATAGTAAGGTTTTTGAATTCTTCGTGAAAAACATCATAAATATCAACGATATCATTAATGATATCTTGTGAATAAGGAGTAATACTTGTTGATGGTGTTATTTCATCATTGACATTATTGTTGTTTTCATATTCATCTGAAAATTTTAAATTCTTTACACCATCATACGTTTTATTGTTTATAATGTTGTAAATACTTGATTGTAAAAGATTTTCAAATTTTTTCGGATCTTTTTCATGTGAAATCACATTGAAAACAAATTGAGCTAAATCATCATTCTTATATTTAATACAACTTGAATCCGACTTATCAATGAAAAGTTCTGAAAAATAGGTCATGGGATTGTATTCTTCACGATCATTATAAACTATTTTACTATTATTTTCGCACGTAGTTTCGTAATTAAGTTTTGGTAATATTTTTGAATTTGTTTTATTGAATATTGAATTATAAATGGAAAGATGAACTGCATTTGCAACATTAATACAAATAGAATTATGAGAAGCATTTGACATGTTGTTTTCAACCATTTTGTCAAAAATATCACTGATGTTTTTCAGATGAATTTTATAAGCTTGATTGGGTTTGTGAAGAATATAATGATTGATATATGAATTAAAGGTTTTTGAAGCAAAAACAATGACTTGTATTATAAATAGAAGTAATAATGGATAGATAAGCTCTTTCAATTGTGTGGTGTCTTTTGTATCTTGAGAGAAAATGAAATAGGTTTCATTTTTATCAATAATGTTGGAAGATTTCATAAATTGAATAACTAAAGATATTGCAAAACATATTAACACAATAATTAACAACACCAATATGTTATGAACTTGTTTATTATTGATGAAAATATCCTTCATCATTTGGTATAATACTGTACCAGTTTTCATTTCAAAATCTTGTTCATTGTCAGCATTGGCATGTTTTTCAAAGTATGTTTTCAATAAAAAGATGGTGTAAAGGATAATAGAAAATGCAAAATATGAAATGTCAAGCTCTTTTGAATAAATCAAATAGAATCCTGTCACAAATAAAATAATTTGCATAAGGTGATTCATTTCTTTATCTAACTTGAAAAGCCTATTTTGACCAAAAATAGAGAAAGGGATTAATATTAAGAACAAACATGAAATAAAATAAAACATGTTTTTAATATTTTCCATCAAAGGAGTCTCTAATATAGACAAAAACGTATCTTCGATATTTATAAAACCTTGTATAAAATTATGTCCAAAAATCATAAAAAAGCTTAATAAAATATAGATAAGTGTAATAATGACAACAATATATGAGATCAAGTTAGTATAATTTTGATATGTCGTATCATTTTTTATAATCAGTTTTTGTTCATCTTTAGAAATTTGAAATCTGTTAGTTTCGAATTCAACATAAGAATTGTTGCAAATATTTTTTAAAAGGTTTCCAAGATTGAATTGAGTTGTATATTTGTATGTAAAAAATGAAAGAGATACTAATTGTTCAATAATTAAAATAATGGTAATCATAAACAAAATTAGAATATATGTTTTTTTCAGAGAGTCAATATCTTTGATATTCATCTCAATAAAAAGTATTTTCCTTATAAATCAAAAATATTTTTTTGTCTTGAAAATTAAATGTTCTTGATAAAACAAAAAATGATTTTGTTAATATAAGTTTCAAACAATATGTTAGACAAACTATCACATGATCTCATAAACAATATAATGTTGTTTTTACCATATAAAAGATGTGTGATTCTCAATGATATATTGAAATTAAATAACAATGAAAAAGAATCATATACTATTTGTCAACAAAATAATGAGTTGTATCAAAAAATATTAATGTATTATTCATTGAATGGTGAGTTTTATGAGATGACAAGAAGATCGATATACAATATCGAAATAATATCTGATATGTTGCATAATATAGGATATAATATGATAGATAAATACAATAATAAACTTTTCGTATCAAAATTGAAATATGAAGATGAAAGTATAGAAGACACAATCAAAATATGTATGATTTTATCGAAAATGACAGAAAAATATATCAAATATGATTTTAGAATAAACAATCCGTATATAACATTACAAACAAACATTTCAGCAAATATGATAAATTATTTCATAGACGTCTTGATACATAAATATGGTGTGAAAATTGACTATAATGAAATAAACAAAAAAATAATAAAATTCAGATTGATGGTATATCAGTATTCCTGGTATGATACAACCATAAATATGTTAGGGTTATTTAAATTATATGTTCATCGTTTAGGAATATTTAAAAAAGATATATCAGAAATTAAAATTCTTAACACAAATGATAAACCTTCAAATAATACAATTGAATGCTTGGAACAATTCAATAAGCTTATAAAAATAGAAACAATCAACCAAATAGTTGAATCTAATACAATTATCACGTATACATAGAACACATTGTCATATTAGGGGGTTTTTCATATTTATTACAATATCTAATGTAAAAGTCGTAAGAAACATGATATGGATATTTTATTTTGATATTATCAGTTGGTATGTATTTCATCATATTTACCCACGAAATAATATCATTGACAATATTTTTTATATTTCTCACACCATCTTCTTGATTGTTTTCAATAATGTGTTGTAGAAGTTTTTCTTCAAAAACTATATCACCAACTTTTAAATTATATCTTGGTAAAAGTTCTGGTATAATATAATCTTTGCAAATACTCATCTTTTCTTTAGAATTATAACCAGGGACTTTTATAGTTATCATTCTATCTTTAAGAATAGGATTAATAAGGTTTTCGTCATTATATGTAAAAATGATAAGAGATTTTGATAAGTCTAAATCAATTTCTTCAAAATACTTATCAGTATATTTATCATTCTGTACAGAATCAGTGATGTGAATAAGAGTATTTATAATTTCTTCACCACGACTTGTATTTGAAACTTTATCAAGTTCATCAAATAAAAATACAGGATTCATGACACCTGATTTAATCAAACTTTCTGTTATTTTACCATAAGTAGCTCCCTCGTATGTATAATTATGTCCATTCAGATAAGCTGAATCACTTATACCACCTAATGAGATAAATGATAATGGGATATTCATTGCTTTGCTTATACAAGTCTTGATAAGTTTTGTTTTACCAACACCAGGACTACCGTGTATACCAATAACATATCCACAACTATTTGGATTACTTATCCATTGTGCCAAAATTCTAATAATTTGTTCTTTTGTATCATTGTGACCAAAAATAGATTTGTCAAAAAGATCTTTGACTGTTTTAAGGTAAACTTGAATATCTGTTTCACGATCAGAAACAGGTAAATTATGATATTTTCCTATAGGTATTTTTGAAAAGAAATTCAACCAATTACCTAATTTACAATATTCTCCAGAACCAGGCATCATTCTATTATACTGTTCAAGTTTGGAAATAAGAATGTTTTTTGTGCTATTCGGAATGTTCATTTTTAATATTTTGAATCGCAATGGTTGATTGGGTTCATCAAATCTACAAACTTCAAGATCTTTTTCTATTTCATATAGTTTTTCTTTTTCATTATTTTCAATGCTGTTAAAATGATTTTTTTCAGTGCTATTATATTTCTTTAGTATTTCATTGTATTTATTTTTTTTACATTGATTATCTGTATCATTACTCGATAGCCTATTTTTTCTTTTTTTGGGTAAATTTGCCAAAATACTTTGTCGTAATTTGGTTGCGTCTATTATACACATTATTTCATTTTCAGATTCAACATCATTTTCTTCATCACTTATTTCTTCGCTAAATTCTTCTGTAGAGGGTTGATAGCTACTTGTTTTATTTGAATCTATAGGTTCTTCAGATTCTTCGGATTTGTTTTCATCAGCATTATCTTCTGACATTTGGTTATAAAACCAGTATATGTTTTATATACTTTTGAATTGTTATTTATGATAATTTTTCCATTGTTGTTTCGCTTATATTTGTCCAATATTTATTACTCGATTTTGTGTTCACGACTTGTATAATCTTGTAATAATATATTGTCAGTAAATATATTATTAATATCACAGCTATTGTTATATAGATACTAACGTATTGTGGTGCAAATAAATATAATAAAAAGACAATTGTTACAATAAGAATACAAGATGATATTAAATACATGTATGCTATTCGTTCAATAATATCTTGTTTTATAATGTCAATTCCTTGTCTACCCATTTTGGTTTTATATTTGTATACTTTATCATGTTCTATAAATGCTTTCTTTTCATTTTCCATCAATCCATATATTTGTGTAAATACGTTTGTGACATCTAAATTATTCAATTCAGATTGCACATCATCAATGTATATTTCAAAATAATCCATAAATATTGCTATTTTTTGTTGAATAAAATCTATTTTTTTTCTTGTTGTATCAGTTTGATTACATTGAATGTCTGTTGTGAAGTTTTCTACAATAGATTTTTGAGGTAAGAATTGATTAGATATATTCATTGATAACGCTATAATAAAAGCTCCTATTGTACCGTATTGTTTGATTTGTGACTTGCTTATGAAAATTAATGCGATATATATTGCAATAATGATTGCAATACATATATAATAAATTACAAGAAACGTATCTAACGAATTGAGAATTTCAGTTTGAGCTGTAGACTTTTCGTAAATATAATTTATTTTGTTTTTAGAATCTAATATATTACCATTTAATAATCTTAATTCTTTTCCAGTCTCTAAAAACTTTCTTTTGAAACTTTCTTTGTTATTTGATTCTATTATTTTGATCTCGATACCAGGATCACTATTACTTAACTGATTTACAAGTTTTTCTTTTAATTCAATTTCAATATTATAATTACTGGAATTTATTGAATTTACTGTTTTTTTGAAAGTTTGTACTTGATATGCCCTGTTATCATATAAAACTAAAATTTCATCAGGTGATTTTTCAAATAAATTAGTTAATGTAGTACTCACAGTTTGATTGACTTTTGTCAATTGTTTTGTAGATTGATCATACGACATTCCAGTAAAAGAGATTATTTGATACATGTTTTGTATATCACTTTGGTTAATTATCGGAAATTCATCTCTAATATTGTTAAAATAAGAACACACATCGGCAGAATTTCCATTTAATTTTAAACTTTTTGAAAAAACATATAATTTTATGAATTTTTCTATCATTTCGAATAATTTTTTTAAAGCAAATAGTTGAGACTTCTCATTTGGAGAAGTCATTGATACCATCATAAAAACATGATTTTTGATATCATCTTCATCATTTATTTCATAAGCTTTAATACCTTCTGTAGTGTAAGTTATATTTAAGTTCGTTGAAATTGTATTTGTAAAATTGCTTAAATATTTATTAAATTTTTCAGCATCATCAGAAGTAGTAAAACTTGTTTTCAAATTTGATATTAAGAGTTCCAATGAAGTTATACTTGCTGAAAATAATTTTTCTGTCATTGCAATGGAATATTGACCATTGTTTTTCAAACTTTTATAATTATCAATGTCTGTATCTACCGTGTTGCGTATATCTTTAAGTATCTCTTTGAACAAATTGAATTTATAAACAAAATCTATAAGTTTTGTATAATTATCATCACCATCAAAGTAATCAAGATCAAGAGATAGAATGGCTTTTAAACTTTTTTCATAGTCTGTGCCAGATTCTCGTTCATCAATTTTATTTATGTAATCAATAACTGCACTATTATCAAATAAGTTATTACTACAATACCTGGATAATTTGGCTTTCAATGTCTGTAAATTCTGATTTAAGGCCATGAATTATATTTTCCTTTAATAAAATCATATAAAAAAAATATATATAAAACCATTTTAAACACATACCCTATAATAATAGGATATTCCACTGTTTTCATTATATCTGTCAATTTTGACGATATCACCTTGTCTTAATCCCATCCATTTGGCAATAACATCATTTTGTAAAATAAACGGCATTTGAACCTTACCTTTGATTAAGTACTTTTCCATTAAATCAGTTATTTCATTTTGATTTAGTTTTTTATGTTTCGGAACTAAGTGATGTTTAGAAGGGTTATAAAGTAAATTTTTGATATGAAAGAATTGTAAATGACCGCCGTTTTTCTGTAAATTTTTGTCATATGAAGATAATTGTTGTAAAATCGGTGCAGAAACAGTATCATTGTTGAAAATGAGAATTATATTTTTTTTGTCGTTATATTTTTCAGTATATTTCATAATATCTGTTTTTGCGAATTCTTTGAGTTCATCTAATACACTTCTTCTTAGTTTTTTGGTTAATGCAAATATAATAGTGTGATTTGAAGTATGAAATTCAATAATATTTCTGTCATTATAGAACTCGTCTCTTGAGATATCAACTTCGTGTTCTTCAAATTCATCAATATTATCACCACGATCAATTAACATCTCTTTGACATTATTCACGATAATATCAACTTCCATTATTATAATAATATAAGATTATATAATATCATTTTTTTCATTATCGCCAAATATTTCCACAATGATCACAAACATAAAGATATTTCATATTCAAAGGATCATATTTAATATAAAGAACTTGTTGATCTTTATTAGCAGTATTTGAAAGACAATCATTGTTATTGCATTTTGTTTGTTCATCGTTAATTCTTCTTAGAGTAGGATCAAATCTGAGATATTTATTAATATTTTGATTATATAAAAGATCATCGTCCGAGTACATAGTTTCAGAAATTTTAATAGCCCCTGTTTTTGTATTTTCAACGGTAAAAGGACAATGTTTACAATATTTCAACATTTTTTTGTTTTCATTCGATTTGATGTATAACATATTGTCGCAAATATCACAGAACTCCATAATATATGTTTTATATCTTTGTTATTCTTTATTCATTTTTTATTTTAATTGATATAAACAATTATTAATAACATAAAATAAATGAAATGTATTAATATTTATACTGTTATTTCTCAACATCTTGATAATAGAACGAAATATATAAATTCAACTTTAACAAAAATCAAAGAGATATCAGATGATTTGAAAATAAATATTGGATTTTTTTCTGTTTCACAACCAAATCCTGAATATATTCAAGAAAATATCGAGAAATATAACAATCGTGTCGATTATACAAAAAAAGAAGATGATGTTGATTACAATATAACACCATTAAATATTCAAACAATTTCTAATATTGAGAAACACCGACATATTCTTAAAACAATAGCATCGGGTGATAACGAAATAAATCTGGTATTGGAAGATGACGCTTTAATAAATATAGATTATGTTGATAATATAAAAGAACTTTTGATTAAACTCTCAAAAAATGAATTCACTGAATGGGACATGATTTTAACATGTATTTCTTTCAATGATAGAGAAAAGGAAATATACATAGATAATATCGTTAATCATACTAAAAATATATTAAATAAAAGTTCTTATTTAATCAAACCAAAAATGGCACAACAATTATATGATTATTTTGAAACATTTAAATATAATTTCAAAACCAGTGTTTCAAAATTTATGTCTACACATGAATGTAAAGTATGTATATTGAATAAACATACATTTTTGGAAGGATCAAAATTAGGAATTTTTCCATCATCTGTGAATACAGAAAATATTTTGTATCAAAGTAAGGAATATATGGAAATACAAAAAATTATTAAATCAATTGAAAATATGGATGATAAAGAGAAGGATAATGCAACACAAACAGCAGAACGGATATATGATAATGTGAAAGATCTCAAGGGTCCGGATATTACATATACAATGGGACTGTTATATTATAAACTGAATGATTATAAAAAAGCACAAATGTATATGAAAGATGCCTGTTTGAAACTCAAAACTGAAAAAGGATTAATATCAAAAAGTTCGTCAATATTGAACAATGCTATAAATATATACCAATATAATCAATATATGTTAGAAGAGTATAAAAAAAGAAAATCTAAATATGATTAGTTTAATCAGTTGATTGTAAAGAGTTTACTTTACTTTGCAATTGCTTCATAGATTCAACTTGAGAAGCCTTATTTTTTTCAATGTTCTTTTCAAGTAATTCAATTTTTTTGACAAGTAAATTCATACTTTCATTAAGTTTTTGAATAAAAGCATTGTTATTGTTTTCTAATTTTGAAAACTTATCTTCTATATTTTCACTAAATACTTGTAATTTATCATCGAAAGATTTTTCAAAGTTTTCAATTTTAGAATCAATATTTTGTTCATCTTTTCCATCAGAATTAATTGATATGTTTTTAAATTGGCTTTCTAATGAAGTTAATCTTGTATTTAAAATATGTATAGACATTTTCCCTTTCCTATACAAATAATACACAAAAAAAAAATGTCTATAAAAACATGTGAAAATAAAAAATGATTATTTTTTTAGTATCTTTATATTAAAGGTTGGTCATGATTGTACCAATTCGATGTTTTACATGTGGAAAGGTGATTGCTGATAAA